TAATCCCTCCCCCATAGCACCACCAAGTAAGTCAGCAGCACCTCCTGCTACAGACATACTAGCGTCTTTATACTGAAAAGTATCCTCTTGATTTATTTTTGTACAGGTGGGCAGATAGATTGAAACCATCTGATCATATACTGGAGCCGCTTGACCAAATTTTAATGCACTTGTTGCTACACCAGCAACAACACCAGATGCCGCACCAATTCCAACAGATTTGAGGGCTTCTTTTCCTAGTGTGGACCATCCAACTTTACCACCCTTGGTTCTAGCAGTATTTAGAATATCTCCTGCTTTTTGAGCAAGACTACCCAAAGCAACAGCAGCACCAACTCTAGTTCCAACAGTAGTGGGATCAATATTAACAATTTCTTCGTTTAACCCTGCTCGTTGTGCTAGTCTTTCGTCTTCATCAAGACCCACTCTGCCAATCATGTCTTGTCCATCACTGTCTATTGTGTCAACATTTGCTTTTTCTGCCTTGATAATTTGTTCTATTACAGATTTGGCTCGTTGTGGATCGGTTTTCAACATTCCACTAATATCTGCATTTCCATTAGTATCCACTATGGTTCCAAGTCCCTTATCGCTCAAAATTTGGTTGATGCCACCGATTCTAGCACCATATGGACTTTTTAATAATTCTTCAACAGAAAAATTACCGTTTTCATCGGTTCCGTAAACACTGAGATCGTTCAAGTATTCTTGTGTTTTGTAACTTTCTGCTCTGGCACTCTCCAAAGCATTTTTTAAGTCAGGGCGTTCCCATCTCCAAAATATCTTGAACTGCATAACATGAGGGACTTCTGAAAATCCAATTTCTTTTGGATATTTCATAACAGATGGTTGTTTTCTTGAACCACGCTTAATGGATGGAGTGCCTTCTAGTCTAGCAATAGCGTCATCACCACTATTTGGACCAAGCAACCGATCTCGTATTTGATTGTAGTTGTCCGGACGATTACTGGCTCTAATCGGCAGAGACGACTGGTTTTGGGGTGTAGATTCAGCCATTGACTATTTTTCCTTTTGGGCTTCTACATATCTATATGCCCTACAAAGGATATTTTTCACCTACCAACCCATCCAAGTACATGGGAAACCCAACTCAAATCGTATATCGTTCTTTATGGGAACGACGATTTATGAAATTCTGTGACTTGAGTGAAACGGTGCTTCGGTGGGGTTCAGAAGAGATAGTGATTCCATATATCAGTCCATTGGATCGCAAACCACACCGCTATTTTGTGGATTTCATAGTAGAGATGAAAACTATGGACGGAGCAATCAAGACCATGCTGATAGAAGTAAAACCAAAAAAACAGACACGAGAACCCAAAAAACCCAAGAGGCAGTCAAGAAACTACCTGTACGAAGCCCAAACATGGATCACCAACAAGGCTAAATGGGCAGCAGCCAAAACCGCTGCGGAGTCTCGTGGGTGGGAGTTCAGAGTGCTTACTGAAGACGATCTGTTCAGGAACAAGTAATGATAGACAAGGATCAGGTTAAAGAGTTACAGGAAATCCTAACAGAAACCATTGCCGGATTGGGTGGAACAGACCAATCGTATCTGCAACTTTTAAAATATCTCAACAGTATAGACGAACTGCGAATCCCATCTCGGCTAATGGCAGGGCAGATGGTATTTTTCAAATACAAACCACAAGATGACCGATTTTTAAATTCATATAAAGCCTACGATGTGTTTCCGTTGGTAATCATTACAAAGGTTCATAATGATGGATTTGAAGGATTAAATCTGCATTACATTGCCCAAAAATGGAGACGGCAACTATTCACAGCGATTGAAAAAACACTACCAATGCGTAAAAGTGGAGACAAGTCATTTACCCGTTTGGGGGTTTCATATGATCGGTTAAGTGGGTCAAGAAGATTTCAGTTTTTTAAGCCTTGCTACAGACGATATGTAATGGGTGGGCTTCGCAAAAGACCAATACAAATACCGATGGAATTTTGGGATGTGTTAGTAGATGTTGATCTTGCCCTGTTTGTGAAGGGGCGAAAGATGGGAATTCGTCGTATGTCTTACAACGCTTCTATACAGTCAGGAAACCTATAATGGCAGACATCCCATCAAACATTAATGAAATGATGAGCGAAATATATCGGGACAGCCTGATATACGCTAATCGGTTTGAAGTGGTTATAAACACCCCAATGGTTTTTAATACAAGACCCACATCTACAAAATCTTTAACATTAAGATGTAATTCGGTTTCTGTTCCTGGACGCTCACTAACAACTCAAAACTACAGATTTTATGGCCCACAGAGACAATTTCCAATAGAACCTTTATACTCGGGAGATTTATCTCTATCGTATATTTTGTCTAATGATTTGAAAGAACGAGTATTCTTTGAAGAGTGGCTAAATTTTGTGTGCAATCCAAACAACTATAAGTTCTCATTTTATGATAACTATACAACAAACATAACTGTAAATATTCTAAACAAAACAGATGAAGTGGTATATTCTGCTATTGTAGAAGAAGTATATCCAAAACAGTTAGGCGATATTGCTATGGGTTATGAAAGAGATGAATTTTTAACACAAGATATAACTCTTGCATATAGAAAATATACTCCCATGATTGTTAGATCACCAAACACAACAAGAATTAGTCCATCAACACAAAATATGGAAGGACAAAACAACATATCTGATATGTTTAAGCAGATTCCCGCATCTTCTCCTGTTTCACAAACACAACAACAACCGCGACAGGTTTTTGGAATAAACCCAAAAACGGGTAGAATAGATCGGTATGGTAGTGATGGAACGGTAAACGGAGTAATAAATGGATAAAGTAGTATAAATACTATTACTCTTTATTGAAATGGAGACACAATGAACAAACTGAAACTGACTTCTTCGCAATTGCCCATGTATACCATGACACTTCCCATATCAGGAATTGTGGCAAAGTATCGACCATTCGTGGTAAAAGAAGAAAAAATTTTGTTGGTCGCAGCACAATCTGGAGATATGAACCAGATAGTAGATGCAATGCGTAACATCATATCTGCTTGCACAGATGGGCTTTTGGACACTAAAAAAATGTGCACGGCTGATGCAGAGTACGCATTTCTACAAATACGAATGAAGTCGGTTGGAGAAGATGTAAAACCACAAATTACCTGTTCCAAGTGCAAAGAAAAGACATCAATAAAGATAAATCTTCAAAATGTAAAAGTGAAACAGGTAGAGAAGGAAGTGGTTGATTCTAATATAAAGATAACAGATTCGTTATCAATCGTTCTAAAATATCCATCAATGCACGATGTGGACTACAGCAAAACCGAAATAGAAGCAATTTTTAGTGTAGCCAAAGACTGCATAGAGTCTGTGATTATGAACGATGAAGTGTACACAAAAAATGATATAGACCCCAAGGAATTGTCAGACTTTGTAGACAATCTCCTACCAGAACAGTTTGAACAGATAATGAAATATGTGAAAACCACACCAGAACTATACTATCAATTTGCCTACACCTGCCCGTCTTGTAAAGAAAAGGTTGAAGTGGAGGTCAAAACGGTAGCCGATTTTTTTCAATAGCACTCTGCCATAATACACTGGCAGCGTATTACCAGACAAATTTTTCACTAATACACCACCACAAATACTCTCTTGCTGAAGTGGAGGAGTTGCTACCTTGGGAGCGTGAAGTATACATAAATTTATTGATCCAATTCTTGAAAGAAGAAAAAGAACGAGCCAAGCAGAAAAGGCAATAATAGATGGCAAAAAAAGGTCCAGGTAGGGGAAGAAGAAATGCTCCACGAGTGGGCGGTAAATTTGCAAAAATTACACCTATAACTGCTGCCCTACCAGCCGCACCCAACCCAACCGTTAAAACAACGGTGGAAGAGGCTGATAAAAAAATAGGAATACTAGAAGCCCTTCTAGAAAAACAAAAAGAACTAACAGGCGGTGAAACCGAACTGTCTGTGGCTGTTCTTGGAAAGGGTGGAACTAAAGGCGTTCGTGCCCAAATTGAACAACTTGTACGAGAAAACAGAGAAGGTTTACAAGACCTAGACGATCCTAATAATTCTGCTAATTTTGCGATTATTGAGTCTGCTCTTGCACTATCAGAAAGAGCAGTTCGCTCCAAAGACAGAAAAGAACAAGTAGACATCCACAACAAACTAAAATTTATCCGCGAGACAGCGGAAAAAACCACTGGTGAAAAATCTGAAATAACAAAAAAGATAGCAGAAATAATCAAGCCTGTTGAATCGGTACTAAAACAAAAAACTGGTTTTTCTGCTTTTGTCAAAGAAAGATTGACCGAAAAACTAAAAGCAGCACCAGAAGCAATTGTTCGTCAAATTCCATTGGTTGGTGGGTTGCTGGGAGACTTTCTACAAGAAAAAAGAACGGGTAGGGAAGAACTTGAAGCCTATGCTGGAAGACGAATCGAAAGCATTTCTCAAGCAGGCAGCAAAACCAACGAACTAGAACGAATCCTAATGGGAAGAGGAATGGGGGGAGCAGGCACAATGCCAACACCACCATTCAGAGGTGCAAGCACAGTAGGAAATATGGTTGGAGGTGCGGCTGGTGGTAGACTTGCAGGATTTGCCACAGGACAATCCAGTACGCTTGGTCAGATTGCTGCTGATGTTCGTGCCATTAAAGAACAAATAGTTACTAAAAAATCAGGAACGGACGCACTAAAAGAAAAAGAAAAAGAAATAAAGACTATTGCAGCAGTTGCCAAAGGCGACGAAAAGCAAAAAGGACTATTCGGTGGATTAGGAAAAACTCTTTCTGGTTTAATGGGTGGTGGAAGTCTGCTTGCTAGTTTGGCTAGCATGTTTGGAATGGGTGGAAGTGGAACAGCAGAAGCAGCAGAATCACAACCGGGATTATTATCACAAGCAACCGATTGGGCAAGTGATAAAGCAACCGATTTCGGACTGAAAAAAGCATGGCAAGGCACTAAAGGACTTGCATCAAAAGCATGGCAAGGAACAAAATCTATGCTTGGATTTGGTGCTAATGCTGGTGAAAGTGCTGCAAAGGGTGCTGTTGGTGCTGCTGAAAGTGCGGCTGGTGGTGCTGCAAAGGGTGCTGTTGGTACTGCTGAAACAGTTGCAGAAAACAAGTCGTGGTGGAAGAGTGCATGGGAAGGCACGAAGAATATGGCATCCAAAGGATGGGAAGGTGCTAAATCTGCCGGAAGTGCAGTAGTAGAAGCAGGAAAAGCAGCAGCCAGTGAAGCCGCAGCAATAGCAGAAGCCGTTGCTAATCCCGGTGCGTTCTTAAAAGGAAACATGGGCAAAATTTTGGGCGGGATGAAGTCTCTTGGCCCAATTACTTCTGCAATTGAAGGCGTAATAGGCGCATTCAATATTTACAGTTTAAAAAACGATCCAAATCTGTCTCCAGAACAAAAGAAAGAAGCAATAGGAGCAGAAATTTCAAAGCGTTTTGGATCTGCTGTTGGTGGAATAATCGGAGGTGGATTAGGAACAGCAATAGGGCCAATAGGAACTGTTTTGGGTGGTGTGGCAGGAGCAATGGGTGGCGAATGGGTTGGAAATCAGATAGCCGATATTATTGGGCCTAAAGGAATCTACGATTTTGTTTCATCTATTCCATTGATAGGAGATTCCATCAAGGTAGAAGGAACAAGTCCTTCAGCAGAAACCACACAGCCAACAACAGGAACAATTTCACCAACACCAACAGCAGCAACTCCTACTGGTCAACAGGCAAATGCTATGGAAATGAATCGCCGTGGCACAGAAGAACTACGAGATTACGCGGCAAAGCAGTCTCAAGCACAAGCAGCATTTGTTAATCAACAAAAAACAGCAACAGCAAATATGTACAATCAAAACAATACAGTTGTAAACAACTATAATGATGATTTAAGAGTGAGAAATAACGAGGCTACTCTGAAATCTATGGAGCGTGGCACAATATAAAAAGAAAAAGGCACGCCGAAGCGTGCCCTTTTCGTGCCGTGAAGGTGAGCGATTACTCGTCGCCTGCCAACTTCTCAAAGTACGACAGCGCGTCCTCCGAGTCATCACTAGACTCCACCACACGCTTCTGCTCCTTCTTGGGAGCAGGAGCAGCCACAGGCTTGCGCGTCTGGGGACGCGGGGTTTCGTCTTCATCATCAAAAGAGGCAGTTTCCGCACCACCCTTCGCAGCGGATTCATTGACAGACGCACGGATATCACCACCGAGAATCTCGTGGAGCCGTGTCTTCAACTCATCGTAAGACTTGAAATTCTTGGGATCAGTAAACTCCTTGAGAGGATGCTGCTTCTTCCACAACTCCTCCAGAGCCTTGTCGTCTCCACCCATTAGCGGAGCAGATTCAGCAAACTCGCTGCGGTCGTAGTTCACATAACCGTCCACCTGACGAATCTTCAACTTGAAGTCTGCGCCACCCCAAAAATCAAATGGGTTCAGCGGCTTCTCGTCCTGATATTCAGGATTCATGGCACTCTGAATCTTCTCAAAAATCTTCTTGCCGTAACGGAACAGGAACACCTTGCCCTCGTTTTCAGGATTCTTGGGATCGCTGACCACAAGAATGTTGCTGACATACGACAGGCGACGCTTGCGGTCACGAGCCAACTTCTTGTCCTCGTCGCTACCGCTGTTCCACAACTGCGAATTCAGTTCCGAAACCGGATCCTTTAGACCAATGGTAGTAAGCGAATTCTCAATGTACCAACCACCCGGACCACGGAAACCGTGATTCCACACTCGTGCCCACGGCAGGTCTTCACCTTCAATCGCAGGTAGGAAGCGGATCACCGCGTATCCGTTAGAAGTCTTGTCTAGTGCGGGCTTCCAAAATCGGTCGTCCTTGTAGGACTCTGAACGCTTGTTCAGTTTTTCCATTTCAGCCGCAAGGGACTGATAGGAAGTGGGCGACTTGGAACGGCTCTTCATATCCTTGAAACTCATGCGTATCTCCTTGTACTATTTGTACTGTGTGTTGATGTGTTGACGAACAATTCAGACACAGGTATTTAGGAGCAATATACCCCAATACCTGCGGCTTGTCAAGTGTCAAATAGGAAGTTTTGCCTTCTTGGGAAGCAGATTCAAATTTTGCCCTTCAGCCCGTATTTTTTCAATTATAGGCTTGTTGAGAAATTTAGCGGCTACTTGGGGTTCAATCCCGTACCGCTCACATACCGCAATCACCGAGTCGATATACGAAACTCCATATTTTTCAGCGTGTACTTCTACTTCTTTTGGAAAACGAGCGTTATTAACTTCCATTTCATACCTACTTTCAATTTTATACATAAGTTAGCAGTATTTAGGAACCCGATATCCCCAAAACGGAGCAAAATATCCAATGGGAGCAACTAGCGACAACTATCTGATCTCTACCGAAGGTGTTACTTATACCATAGCCAGCGATTATGTCAAGCCCTCTAGCGGGTCAACTGCACATTTTCAGGTAGTAAAAGTTGCATACGGGTTAGACAACACAGTAAACCCAGTATCTGCTGACTATCCCATGCCAGTCGGTGTATGTGGTTCTATTCCGTACTATAACTTCACCAACGGTTTATACCAAACTATCGCTACGACGATTCTAGGAAATGTTAATCCCCTAACAGTAACAACAACAGGAGTAACAGCACTCTCTGTTACTTTTGGTAATGTGGTTGTACAATCGGGTTCAACTCTTGCTACCCGCATACTAGCAGGCGGAAGCACACTAGGGGCACAGGTTGGGGACTATGTTGCTGTTCAAGGTCTAGCAACAGGATACCCAATCGGAATCACGACCTCTTCTGCCCTGCCTGTAATTGGTTCTTTTGGTATAACCAATAATATTGGAATATTTGGCGTATCAGGAGCAACTGCTGTCGGTGTAACATTTAGCACAGTATCCATTCGTGGACTAACTGCTGCAAGTGATACTGTCACAGTATATGGTGGAGGAACTGCTTCTACCGTTTCCACGGGGCTATTTGGTTTTACTGGCACAAGCGTTGCTCCCATTTACGCAGAATCTAATGCGTTGAATGTTAATGTAAAAACACTAAGCAGTTCAATAGTACTGACAGGCATAAGCAACGGCGTAACCGTATCTGCAAATAATCTAGACATCCGAGATATTGATTACACCACAGACGACATCACTGTGGTCGGACAAGGTGCAGCAGACGATGCTTCGCTTTCAACCGTTCCAACATACTTAAATGCAAGAGCAGCAAATGGTGGACTGTATCGTGTGGGTGGCATAACTGGCGCTGGTTGGAGCGGTGCTGCAATAAACACCTACTTGGTGAACAGCGGATTCTCTTTCACAGCAAATGTAACACTAGGAACAGCCGTTGGTATTTCTCAAGAGTACAATAACCCTATTCGCGTGGCAGGTTCCACTTATGCTGTCACAGGAATATGGGTTGCAGGAGATACCGCAAACGGGCCAGTTTTAGTGAAGGGATATTCGGGTGGACTACTGCCTGTTGATCTTCAATCTTCTACTCTTGTATCTGAGAGCAATTTCAACACCAAGATTGCTCAACTCAAGACCAACAGCGATTTCTTGATTGCAACCAAGAAGGCTCTTTACGATCCTTCAGTAAGTATTGGTGCTCTTGACTTTAACGATTCGCTGTCTCTCTACAGTCTCATCAAGGGTGCAGTAAACACCCAACTACAGTCTATTGCCAATACTGTAAACCCCACAAGCAGCACTATTGGTGTGGCGGTTGAATCGTATACGCTACAGCCATCTTTCGTGTCACGCACAAATTATGTGAGCAATACGGCAAAGAATTTGACTGAATACAATGGAAATGCAGGGTTCACCTGTGCGAACGGTATTCGTATTAAAGTATCTCGCGTTGCAACAGGAACAAACGCTTCTCAAAATGAAATTATGTGTGTGATTTCTGAAGCAGACGCAGCCATATACGGTTCTACCGCAGGAACAGCATCATATACCATGT